CTTACCAGTAAGATAAGTGATCCATGTATTACAGTCCAGATCAAACATCAACATGTCTTCCAAGAATGAAGCCATCGTCCTGATAGCTACATCCTCAGACTCCTCTTGTGTTGCAAATCCTATGCGATAACAGAGGATATCACCATCAATCAGTGCAATCACAAGGTATCTTCTTCCTGACCTACAGCCTCTGGGGTGTATGCATTCAAGTCAGTGACAACCAACTTAGAAATACCCATTGACATACCTGATGTACCAGTAGGTGACTTCCAAGAATAAGGCTTCAACATAATCGTAGCCTTACTACCATTGCCCACCTTGACACTTGATGGAATCACATCACCGTTCTTGTCATACGGAGTGATCTCATAGTTGGTAGACTTACAGGTAATGAAGAAACCCTTGTCATCTTTCTGACGTACAGATACACCAGTCTTCTCAATCAACTGAACCTGATCATCAGATAAGTTCACGAGGTCAACCTGAAACTTACCGCTGAGTTTGTTGCGCTCATACAGGAACGGCCACATCAACTCAACATCGTCAAGCTTGAATACTTCGCTCATACTTTTCTCCTATAGGAAGTAATAGAACATATATTATACCACAGATAACTAATGGGTGTCAAACCAATTGTTACCAAGTTTTGCTTCAGCATCAACAGGACACCGAAACCCTAACACCTCACCCGACTTGCGAGCAGAGGCTATCATGATTGACGCAACGTCCTCGCCATAGCGTTCCGCTGTTTCAATCTGAATTTCATCATGTACAAATGCAACCTGCCGCACAGGTAGTGAAAGTCGCTTGAAGGTTTTGTGCGCTTCAATGCACCACTGCTTTGCAATAATAGCCCCACAACCTTGAAGGAGGCTGTTGAGCGCGGCATGCTCAGATCTAACAATGATCCTTCTACCATCCAACCCCGGAACGTACCCTTTGATCGCCACTTTCTTAACTTTTTCCATGAGTCTTGATAGCGCAGGGGTGTTAGCATAAAAGCGCGACAACACTTCTTGCCCTTCACGCGCACCTCCCCCGACAATACTACCAATCTTACTTGGCCCCGCTCCGTATAACGTTGCATAGATGAGAGTCTTAGCCTGCGGTCTCGTAATACCTGCGGCTTCAGCGTTCTTCTGATGGATATCTCCATTCAATAATTCCTCTGTCCAATCATCATCCTGCATGTAGTGTGCAAGACAACGCAACTCGATCCCCGCAAGGTCTGTACCTACTAGCACATTCCTATCATCAACAGTCCACAGCTTGCGACACTCACTGCCATACTCACTGTTGACACTAGGTATCTGTCCCATGTTGGGACTCTGATGTGTCATCCGTCCAGTCACAGCACCATTAGTTATCACTCTACCATGCACACGTCCGTCATCCTTGATGTTATCAATCCATGAGTCGAGTAGTCCGACACGCTTCTGTAGCATCAAATACTCAGCGATCAGTTGTGCTTCAGGTAAGTCAATAGCCTTGAGTGTACCCTCATCAATTACAATTGATCCCTTCTCAGTAGTTTTAGAAAATACAACGCCCAAAGTTTGTAAGCGTTCAGAGATCTGTTTTCTCGAACCCACGTTAAAGACTGTAACCCTGTCCTTAAGACGTTTGCCTGTCTTTTCCGAATATCTTTCCTCGACAATTGGAGGAAATACATCTTGCATCTGGTCTGAAATAGCAGACATTCGATCTTTAAGACTAGCCAATAAAGAGATAGCTTCCGGTACATTGAGTTTGAATCCATTGTCTTCCTGCTTCTTCATAATATATGCAATACGATGCTCTAGGTCTACACTAACACCGTAATTTTGTAACTCTCGTGTCAACCTAGCATACAGCAACGAGGTTACATGTACGTCTTGCTTGCAATACTTGATCATCTCTCCAGTCAGCCCACCGTCAAAATCAGTGAACTCATCCTTGTAGTCACCAAGTCTTTCACCCCACGCACGTAGACTATGACCACCCTCCAGTTGTGGATTCCATAGTCTTGACATGACCAGAGTGTCACGAACTTTGGAGACGGGAATCTTAATTCCCCAAAGACGTGACAACAATGGCCCGTCAAACCCTATGATGTTGTGTCCAATAATAATATCGTGCGAGTTAATAAGTTCTTGCAAACCATTCGCATCTGTATATACATCGTCGTTACATACACAACACCAGATCGTATCATGCGCGAGGTTGGTCTCAATGTCGAGTACCAATAGCTTCATTACAACTCCTCTTCTTCAACCTCAGTCATTCTACCGGTGGAGCGTGAGTAAAGCAATGCACAGGCAGGCCCAGTCGTACCACTGAATCTGTTCTTGAGTACACGCACACGTGTGGTGTTACGCTCTGTCTCATCCTCTGCCTGACCGTTACGCTCTAAGCCAATCACCATGTCAGATAACTGAGCGATAGAACCAGAGCCACGTAGCTGTGCAAGAGACGTAGCGGCCCCTTCCTCGTGTCCTTTGGAGTCAGGACGCTTGAGGTGTGACACTACAATCAGAGCAATACCTGTCTCCTGTACAACCATACGCAAGCGGGTCATGATTTCATCAATAGCTTTTCTCTCATCGCCACTTGCCTGTGCAGAAACCACAATAGAAATATGGTCAAGGAAAATGTAACTACAATCGAGACCTTTTGCGAGGTACTTAACTCGATTGATAATATTGTCCACACTTGTACTGCCAAAGTGATCGAACAGATAAATGCGGTCTGTGCCAAGAGTCTTATCGAAAGCATCACGCTTCTCCTCTTCTGTTGCATCTGAGTCTGGTAGATGCAGTGGTTGGTTAGCCGCAAGAGACATCAATGATAGACCTGTCTTTCGTACTGATTCCTCCAAGAACATCAGACCAAGGTTGTCCTCAGTCTTGTTAAGTACATGCCATACGATCTCACGCACGAACTGAGACTTACCAAGTCCAGAGCCTGCAGTGATAGTGACTAGCTCACCCTTGCGTATACCATAGGTCAGATCATTGACACCCGCAAATGGGTACTCGCAGTCAGCAGGAGACAGAGGTTTCATAACTTCATCGAGAAGAGCGGAACCTACGATGATACCATCCGGCACATGCTGTTCAGCAGACCACCACTTGTCACCGAACTCCTTCATCTTCTTCTTCTGCAAATACTCACATGCATCCTTCACACCATCGAGATGCTTGAAGATCTTGGCCTTGTTGCCGAACATCTCAGCCACCTGTGATGCCGCCTTCTGTCCCGGCTCATCTGCGTCAAAGCAGATCACGATGTTGTCAAAGGAGTCGATCCACTCATACTGCTTGCGGATATCCTTAGCGGCAGAGCTTGCACCGTTGCGGATCGATACCACGGGATACTTAGACCCAAGCATCTGGTATGCCGCCATCGCATCGAACTCGCCTTCTACAATGGTGACATACTTACCGCCCTTGCTGAAGAGATGCTGACCGTATAGTTGTGCGTCTTTCCAGTTGCCATTGACAAAGAACTTCTTATCGGGAGAGCGTACCTTCTCCGCTATGATATTACCTTTGCCATCTGTGTATGCGAACGCTGTTTGTCCGTCATACTGGACACATTTGTATGCTCGTGCTGTATCACTGCTGATACCACGGTCAATGATCGTTCGATAGTTTGCGTCCTCAAACGCATGCACAGGCTTGCTGTCGTGTGTTGTTGCGTGCATTAGTACCTCGCTATTCTTGTCTGCCCAATCGTCTGACTCAGGCGGTCTCCGTGCCTCACAGGAGAAGCAATGAGTCCATCCATCATCGTTGATTGCAAGAGCATCACTTGATCCGCAATCATTGCATGGAAGGTGCATCTTTACAAAAGGCATGCTCATTCTCCCTGTAGTATTGACTCAACATGCGTAACGCATGAGCCTCCTTGTTGTCCTCACAATAGTCAGCAAGACTTTCAAGTGTACGCAACAGACCATGATCATAGATCATCTCACAACAATCGATCAGAGTTCTATGTAGATTGTGCTCGTCCATCGCTAAAGTAAACTCCTCTTGAGGAATGTTAAAGGTATTAATCATAATGATAACCTCTTGCGTTATCTCTAAAGTAAGAATATTTTATCATGAATCTTCATCAAAGTCAATGATGTCACTGACACTCATCAGGTCATGCCGCTCAACAGCTTTGATATCAGTGTGCTTGAAACAATCGTTACACATATCAATGAACTCTTCTGAGTCGGCATACCTGCGAGTCGCTTCAAAGTCTGTCAACTCCTTGTTACATCCCAGACATCTCATTCATGTATCTCCCTATCAATGCGAAGCCAATGATGACAGCATAGATAGCGAAGGCTTTGCTTATCGACATTGAGTACTCCACGGTCTCGTGATCATCCAGTGACCACAGGGTATCACACCATGCCACTCTTTGTCAAATCCTCCCTTGTGTTGAACCTTGACAGCCACCTCGATACCATGACGGTGACCGTGCTGTTGAATAAAGTTACAGATAGACCCATACGTCTTACCTACCTTGTCACTGATCTGTTGCAGTGTCGCACCCTTGGCACGCATCTTGCGTATCAGATCAATTTCATCTTGCGTGTAGTACGCTTTCTTTCTACTCATAGTTACCCTCTATCATCCAGATAGTCAACGACTATTGATAAACCAAATTGACCACCACAATCAACACCAATTTTATTAAGATACTCTGCAATGCTGTCAAACATCGCAGAGAGTTGTTGATCACTGAACACGTCCTCTGGTGGAAGATTCAGCTTAACCAACCCATCCTCAAATGTTACAGTCATTCTTCATACTCCCTCTGCATGAGATACAACTCACCAATGACATGTTCAGCCAACGCAAGACGACCACGCATCCAGTCGATGTGATCTGATTGAGCACGTAGTCGTGTACATATTGCGTCAACGATCCCCTCGCTGTCAGCAAACTCCACTGACAACGCATCAATATCTTCAAGGAAATCAATCATTTGCTCTATTGTGTAAAAGTTCTTCATGAATAGTCTACCTCTGTAAGTTGATTCACGTCAGGGCCTTGACTCTCAATGTCACACCACACAGCCCCACCGTTGCGACACCCTGACAGTATCTCGTCAGCATGATTGTTAGCCAAGTGACGAGCCGTAGCAGGATCGAACTCAACATCAATCAAATGCCATGAGTCAGGTATGTCATACCCTCGTTCAAACTTCCAGATCGCAGTGATCTCGTAGTCATTATCCTCTGAGTCATACCACCAGTGAGCACAGATGTACTCACAACCATCAGTCCATATCATCCTAAGTCTCCCATCACTGCTACCTCATCACGAGTCATGAACTTGAAGTCAAGATCCGCAACATCATCACGATCCAAGAATGCATCTTGTGACTCACCATTGGCCCGATTGATACCAAGGAACAACACACGACCTGCATACGGATACGGATAGATATCAGGAGCATACCAGAACATGTCCTCTGTGTACAATCCCTCATCGTTCACATAGATAGCGTCACCGCCCTCGTCGTACCCGCCACTGCAAAAGATATCGCATTGTAAATGCTTACTGATATCCGTGTAGTCATTGACCTGTACGTTAGTGATATCCTTCTTGTAAGGATCAACCAATACTGCGTGCATATTACTCTCCTGTTAGTACTGTTAGATGCAGACGCGATACCTCATCAGCCGACGAGAAGCGTCCACGGTTACACTTGTTATACATGACCTGCTCACACCATGAGTCCCAGATCTTCTGCGTGGTGCGATTACCAGTGAACAGATTCACATAGTTCATGATCTTCTCGAACTTCTTGGAGTCTGACTTGACACCCTTCTGGATCGTCACATCCTTTATGTCAACCTTGTAGAGTCTACGCACATTGTGTACGTCCATGCACCCCACTCGACCGAACATCATCTGCATGACAAAGCCTGCCTTAGCTAGACCAAGACCCGGAACATCAAGAAGACGCATCATCATCGCACCATCCTTGGTCATGACTGTGCCACCCAACTCTTTCTTGGGAGTCATCCACAACTCCATGAGATCATCGTACAGATCCTTACCATGATCTCGTAGATACTTGTAGGTATCCTTCTTGAAACCAAACAAGTACTGTGAGTTACCACCGTGCTCGCGGTAGTCATCCATCATCTTGGGCCACATCCAATGCGGCATTTTGATTGTCAACACAACAGCAATAATACCATCACACATCTGCTCATGATTCTCTTGCATGTGTGCATTGATCAAAGGATTGTATTCCTTGAACGACATCTCACATCTCCTCGTTGATTTCATCTATCTGTTCAGCGCAACGACCCGCAAAGTATGTGTCGCCATACGCCTCGAACAACATCTTAGCTTTCTCGAACTCTTGCATTGCAAGAGACTTGTAACCTGCATCACGATCTTTCTGTGCCTCGTCATAGAATGCACGCGCAACGAATTGGAAGTCACCACTTGAAAGATCAAGGATGTCAAAGGTTCTAACTTCTACTCTCATGTTACTCTCCTACTTTACTGATCAAATACAATGCTACAAAGAACATTGCCGCTACTTCTACGCCGTGCAAAAACGAATGCAACAGCGGGTTCATCAATTCAAAGTTACTCACACTCTTCTCCTGTTATCAACTCATAGATAGTCTTGAACAAATAGCCACCTGTGCCGAGCACAAAGGCCACCAATGCAATGACAAACAATGTCACAAATGTATCCACAAATACCTCCAGTGGTTTAATCATGATTAAAAAGAGAGGGCTTGCGCCCTCCCGGATTAGGCCGCTTTCGCGGCTAGCTCGTCGATCATGGCATGTATCTGATCAAGTGTCATACCAACCTCTAGCATTGCCTGAACGCTTGTTCTGAACTCCGCGATATGGTCACGCTCATCGCTTGGTTGCTTCTCATCCGCTCCAAGCTTTGGCGCGTCTGCCGGCTTCGGTGTGTTCACTACCTTGGGGTTTTTGTTACGCTCTGCAGGCTTGTTATCGCCGCATGCGTTATACCATTGATTCAGGTTTCCAGACTGCTTTCCAAGCTTGATAACCTCATCCTTGTGATTGATCGCAAGCTTTAGGATTCGCTTGACGTTAGACTTGTAAACACCGACAGTCTTTTCGGCTTTACCGGCTTTGATCATTGCGTCACTGAAGTACTTCAGATAATCGTCGATCGCTTGCTCTGTCATCTTGCGCGGTTGGATAAACTCAATGATCACGTTATTAATTTTGACCTCTGCTTCATCCTTCGCAATCCATGCGTTCGCAAGATTGTGTGCATGCTTCTGAATTGTTTCTGCTTTGCTTGTCATGATGTGTACCTCTTTTTAATCATGATTAAAACTTCAATATCGAGAGCGGAATTGCCCTCTTGTTAGGTTAGACCGGATTCCGGCGGATATGGTTCCATTGTAATTATCTATGGATATGACTGGGGTGATAAACTAAAACTATACTATGGGGTACTCTATCGATACACACACTTCCATATACAGAATTTATTTGACATCTCGGAAAATCAAGAATCGTGCCAGGTTTTGTTATGCAAACACCGTGCCAACTCTGCACCCCCGGGGGAGCACCAACGCAGTATTATCGATATAGTGTACCTACTCAGGCACAAAAAAAGGTAAATTAGAAAAAAAGATATAAAGATATTATTATATTCTTTTGCGTTCTAAGTATATTGATTTTTAAAACTAAAATGCGCTCTGCGGAGGTCAAGGAGTACGCCTGAAACCCGCTGAAGAAGGGACGGGGGAGTAATATTCACAACATTATGTTAAATAGACTTGACAAATCCTAAAAAGTATGCTATAATATTTACACTAAAGAGCAAGCGCAAGAGAAAATGCAGAAGAAAATTAACTTTTAAATATTATCTCTTGCATTGTGTTGCGTTTAACTACAGAGTACTGTATATGACAGAGAATACTCCAACGAAAAGACGAGTAGGCAGACCCCGTAAGTCCGATGTTGAGGCGAAAAAGACGGGCAACAGAGGTGTACGAGGTAGACCTCCCGGAGATGCGGCGGCAATCAATGAGATGAAGGCTCGTTTGTTAGCTAGTCCGAAGTCTCGAAAGGTATTAGACAGTATTGTTAACGCCGCACTGGATGATGAACACAAAAATCAAGCGGCGGCATGGAAGTTGTTAATGGATCGTATGCTTCCTGTTAGTTATTTTGAGAAAGATGCAGGCGGTGGACGTGCCGCTGTCAACATTACTATTACTGGTGTTGGTGGTGAGACAACAATTACTGGTGTTGAGGATGAAGGAGAGGTCATAGACCATGAGTAAATACTCAGATATGTTTTTAAACTATCTTATGGAACAAGAACACGGTGCATTTCTACGAGGCGATGCTCCTGCGTTACATGACTCTCCTGAAGGTGGTAATCCTACTGTTGGTTTCGGACATAAACTAACAAATGCTGAAGTAAAGTCTGGTAAAGTATATGGGTTTGATATTAATACCATGACACCAGAACAAGCCCGTGAGGTGATGCTAAAAGATTTAGAAAAAGCTGAAGCAAATTTAAAAAGCGATCTAGGAAAAGACTTTAATAAACTAGATCAAACCCGTAAAGAAATGCTTCTTGACTTTCAATACAATCTTGGATCTGCAAAAGGTAAGTTTCCTAAGTTTACGCAAGCAGTCATTGATAATGATATTGAAACAATGAACCAAGAGTATAAAAGATACTATACTCCTCCGGGTGGAACACCTCGTGAGTTGCGTCAACGTAACAATGCATTTGCTGTAACCTTCCTTCCAACTGCTGAAGGAGTTCGTGAATTTCCAGAAGTACCACAGGAGCCGGGTACTCTGGATTTTCAATTACCTCCGATGCCGATAGAGCCTGAAGTACAGGAAGTGTCGGAGGAAGAATTAACTGGTCGTAAAACTTACTTAGGAAAGTTGTTTGACTGATTTAAAAGTAGAGCTACTTCCGTGGCAACAAGAAGTCTTTAACGACAAGACTCGCTTTAAAATTGTTGCCGCAGGTAGACGTACAGGTAAATCACGACTAGCCGCATGGATGTTGATTATCTATGCGTTGCAAACAAACAAAGGTCATGTGTTTTATGTTGCGCCTACTCAGGGACAGGCTCGTGATATTATGTGGCAGACGTTGCTAGAGTTAGCACATCCTGTCATTAAATCATCACACATAAACAATTTGCAGATTACGTTAATCAACGGTTGTACAATATCACTCAAAGGTGCTGATCGTCCAGAGACAATGCGAGGCGTCTCCCTTAAATTCCTTGTTATGGACGAATATGCGGATATGAAGCCCAGTGTGTGGGAGCAAATCCTGAGACCTGCGCTTGCTGACCAGAAGGGCGATGCCATGTTTATTGGTACGCCTATGGGGAGGAATCACTTCTATGAACTCTACCAGTACTCCGAGATGGGCGATGATGAGAGCTATAAGGCTTGGCACTTCACATCTTATGACAACCCGCTCCTTGATCCAGAAGAGATTGACACAGCTAAAAAGTCCATGTCAAGCTACGCGTTTAGACAGGAATTCCTTGCAAGCTTTGAAGCAATGGGGTCAGAAATCTTTAAAGAGGATTGGGTACAGTTTGATGATGTTGAACCTGAGTTTGGTGATTATTATATTGCTGTTGACTTGGCGGGCTTTGCAGATGTGGAATCCGCGACGAAAAGCAAAAACAAAAAGCTTGACCAGACGGCTATTGCGATTGTAAAAGCTAACGAACATGGATGGTGGGTTGCAGACATTGTACATGGTCGCTGGGATATTAAAAAAACAGCTAAGAAAATATTTGATGCGGTTGCACGATATCAACCAGTAGCCGTAGGAATTGAAAAAGGTGCACTGAAAAATGCAGTGTTACCATACTTAACTGATATCATGAAGTCAGGTCAACGATTCTTTCGCGTTGAAGAACTGACTCATGGTAACAAAAAGAAAACAGACCGCGTTGTGTGGGCATTACAAGGACGGTTTGAACACGGGCAAATAACTTTGAATAAAGGAGAGTGGAATGCCGCTTTCCTCGATGAGTTATTCCAGTTTCCAAATGCCTTAGTACATGATGACTTGGTTGATGCGCTTGCATACATTGATCAGTTAGCAAAAGTAGCATACGCATACGACTACGAAGAAGACGACTTTGAAATACTAGACCCCGTAGCAGGATATTAAAATGGATTACGAAAAAGACTTTGCAGTTGAAGGTACATTAGAAAGTTGGGTAATCAACAAATGTAACACATGGCGCGATCACTACGAAGCAAACTACCAAGAAAAGTTTGACGAGTATTATCGTTTATGGCGTGGTATATGGGCTGAAGAAGACTCGATGCGAGCATCAGAACGGTCACGGATTATTTCTCCTGCATTGCAACAAGCCGTTGAGTCTAGTGTCGCAGAGGTAGAAGAAGCTACTTTTGGTCGTGGAAAATTTTTTGATATTAAAGATGACATGGCTGATCCAAACCAAGGAGACATTCAGTTTATCCGTGAGCAGTTGACAGAAGATTTTAATTTTGTTGGAGTGCGTAAGCAGATCGCTGAGTGTTTGATTAACTCGGCTGTATTTGGTACAGGAGTTGCAGAGATTGTAGCAGAAGAACGTAAAGAATTTACTCCTGCAACTCAACCAATCCTTGACGGTGAAATGCAAGCAGTTGGTGTAATGGAACGTAATCGTACTGTATTTACACTACGTCCTATCCTTCCACAAAACTTCTTGATTGATCCTGTTGCTACAAGTATTCAAGAAGCTCTTGGGGTAGCTATTGATGAGTTTGTTCCTTACCATCAAGTTAAAATACTACAAGAGCAAGGTGTATATGATGATGTAGAAGTTGGTACGTCTCCGCCTGACAGTGACCTAGAGCCAGACCAAGATCTTACTGTACACTTTGAAGATAAGGTACGACTAATAAAGTACTATGGTTTAGTTCCTCGTGATTTATTTGAATCAACAGTCTACGATATGGAAGATGATGAGATTGTTGAAGAAGGTTCAGAATATATCGAAGCAATGATTGTCATTGCGAATAACGGAACTTTATTAAAAGCTGAAGCTAATCCTTACATGATGGAAGATCGTCCTGTAGTGGCCTTCCCATGGGATATTGTCCCCGGTCGTTTCTGGGGCCGTGGTGTGTGTGAGAAAGGATATAACGCACAGAAAGCACTTGACACTGAATTGAGAGCACGAATTGACGCACTTGCGCTTACTGTACACCCTATGCTTGCTGTTGATGCTTCACGCCTTCCTCGCGGAAGTAAATTGGAAGTTAGACCCGGCAAGGCCATCCTTACGAATGGCAATCCCGCAGAAATCTTACAGCCGTTTA